CTCGATTCGCTGACGCCGCGCGAAGCGAAAGTGCTGCGCATGCGCTTCGGCATCGAAATGTCGACGGACCACACGCTGGAAGAGGTCGGCAAGCAGTTCGACGTCACGCGCGAACGCATCCGCCAGATCGAAGCGAAGGCGCTGCGCAAGCTGCGTCACCCGTCGCGCTCCGACAAACTGAAAAGTTTTCTCGAAGGCAGCAGCGGCTGAGGCTTGACGTACCCACGCTAAGACAATATCCTCTCGCCACTTCGGACGTTCAGGCGTTTGCAGCCTGGCATCCGCAAGTGGCGAGATTTTAGCGTTCCCGATGTACCAGTTTCGGGCCTCTAGCTCATGCCTGGTTAGAGCAGCGGACTCATAATCCGTTGGTGCCCGGTTCGACTCCGGGGAGGCCTACCATCATCACCCTGAGGGCGCAGCTCGACCATATCGAGTTGCTGCCCTTGCACTGCAAGCAAATTCAACAGGTACGCTTTCTTTTCTGGATCGTGCTCAGTCTCGGCTCCAGCGAGTGCCACCGCCCGTTCAGGGCTCTCACCAATTAATTCAGCAAGTTTGGCCGCGTAGAAGGCCGAAACGTGTTGATTTCTCTTCCATCCGCTTACCGTGCCACTGCTCAAGTTGAACATGGCAGCGATAGCCACGCCCTTATGAGTTTCCAAAACTCGATTTAATAATTCAATCGTACTGTTCATTATTACCCCTTGATAACACTTCGTGCATCACGTAAGATTTCGTACATGATGTAAGTTTCTTGCATCGTGTGAGACGTGAGTTAACCATAGCATACCGTTGGGGTATACGGCGAATTTACCAGTCTTGTTCGCGCTTGCTGCGGGTACGGAATTGTTTTGGGTTGTAGGTAGCTCTGTTAATTGCGTCGCGGCTGTTGTGGTGGTGCCGATTTGAGGCCGAGCCCTTGAGTTTCTTATAGGCCCATACGAGTCCAAGTAGGCCAATTAGGTGCTTAAAAGTTACAGGTTGGTTGAGCAGGCTTAGAAGTAAAAATTTCAGTTCGATTGTGGTCATGGTCGGCCCTTGCGCTAGAACCTGAATTTTACTCCAAGGAAATTGACTAATTTGTAATGTTGATGTTTTGGAAGAGGATGCCGTGATAGTCCGTGAACTAATGGAGCTGCTCAGCAAGTGCGATCCGGACGGAGTTGTCTCCTTCGCGCTGCCCGCAGATGTCGTTGACGGTACGGAGTTCGGCGATCTCGGTAGCTACGTATATGTGCCGTTGGTTCAGGCGCTTTGGAGCGCGAAGGCGATGGCGGCTGGCACTGCTGCTGATCGCGTGGTGTTCGAGATTCCATCGCTCTAGTGGGCAGGAATTTGATGAGGGTACGACATGACTTTCGTTATTCAGTTGCGAGGCCGTCACTGGCCTGAGTCGCGGGGTTGGCACGACACGAACTTTGTGCCGGAGGACTGCACGCCGGCTGAGTGGGTTGCCAAGATGAACGAGGGCGATCCGCAGATTGAGTACCGCGTGGTTTCTGTTGTCGACGGTCGCATGATGCTTGGTCTGGATCAGCATGAGGTCGAGAACATCATCGTCGCGTTGGAAGATCGGAAGCGTTACCTCCTGACCGATATTTTGCGGCTGGAGCGCTGCGAGTGGACACATGACATTCCTTCTTTGAAGCGTGACTTGATGGCTGTTCGCGGTGTACTGGCGCGCATCGATGCCCTGTCTAAAAGTGATGTCGATTGACTGCTGTAGTGGGTAGAGTCTTAATGGTAATAACGGTATAAACCGTATAAATCATATAAACCAATCGCCCTAGTGGGCGAACTTTGAAAGGGAAATTATGCAAGCCAAGATCGAAATTATCCATGTGGTGCAAAACGCTGGCATGTCGCGTAAGACGGGCAATGCTTACGATATCCGCAATGCTCAGTGCATTGTCTGCGAGTCCGATCCAGACACCGGCGAGGTGAAGCCTAAGATTGGCGTGCTTTCTCTTCCTGAGCGTTACAAGGAACTGCCGCGTGGCGTCTACAGCGTCGAGTTCGAAGCGGCAATCGACATGAATCGGCGCGTCGTTTCGGAAGTTTCCAACATCCGCCAGTGGGATGGCTCGGCTGAGAAGGCACCAGTGCGCACCGTGCTGGTTGAGGTGCTGTCGGTGAACCCGCTCACGGGCTTCTCAAAAAAGACGCTCAAGGATTACGACATGCGGCTGGCTGATTGCATCGTCCATAAGGTTGACCGCGAATCCGGCAATGTCTCGCCGCTCGTCGGTGAACTGCTGGTCCCTGACCGCTTCAAAGACATCAAGCCAGGAAAGTATGACGTCGAGTTCCAACTGTCCGTAAGTCGCGATAAACGCATTGGCGGCAGTGTCGCGAACATGACGCCTCATCAATCGGCTGTCCGTTCCGAGCCGGTGGCGCGCAAGGCTGATGCGGGTGCCGCTCCTGCTAAGTCAGCGTCGTAAATTATGTCCGGCTCGCAGGTCGGCACCGTTCAGACATTGGTGGCGTGCGTCCCGTCGCAGGTCGAGCAAGCGCCGTGCCCTTCTGGCATGGGCCTTACGACCGTACAGGGATACATCATCGATCCCTCGCAGGCTGCAAGTATCGATGCCCAGAATGCACCGTTTGATTACGCGGTGGCGGCGGGCTTCTGGGCCATGGCTTTTACGTTCGTTGTTGGTCTGCATCTGGTCACCAAGTCGGCCGGTGTGATCTTGGAGCGAATTCGTAAGTAGTACCGGCGCGGCGGGTCCCGCGATTTTTCCAAAATTAGGAGTGCATCACATGAAAAAACTGAAATCCGCTTTGGCTCTGGTTGCTGCTTCGGCTGTCGCTGCGTCGGCACAAGCTGCCGGGCCGGACATGTCGGGCCTGACTGGCTCCGTGGACTTCGGCACCGTCACGACCGCCGTTCTGGCGATTGCCGGTCTGCTGGCCGTCGTGTACGTGGCCATGAAGGGGTCGTCGCTGGGCCTGTCGATGCTGAAGAAGTAATCGGCTCTCCGGTTCGATTTAAGGGGTGCCGTGGGCACCCTTTTTTTTTGCATCGCGCCACGAGAATGTGATGACTATTAATGAACTGTGGGATTTCGGTTGTTTTCTATGGGGCTTAGTTTCTGCTTGGGCAGTAATTGAGGGTTTGAAAGGGTGAGTGCATGGAACTTTTTTTAAAAGTGCTGGCGGTGGGTTATGCCGTTATTGGATTGGCTTGGGTGATTAAGCAGATCATTGAGGGAAAGTAATGAAAAAACGATTGTTCGCGTATTTCATGATGTTTGCGGTTTTATGGAATGTCCATATGTCGTCTTATGCACAGGCTCAGTTTGTTGCTAAGCCGTTTACCGGGTTAATAAATGATGCTATTGCGGGAACTATCGTTAAATATGCTATTCGGCGTGGTTTCGCTGCCAATGATCCGCGTATTGCTTTGACTATGCAGGCTGTCGGTAAAGTTGTTGATGTAAGTGTTAATAGTGGTGCTGCTATTGATACTGCGTTGTTGGTTGCAGGTGCGCCGGTATGGGCAACAGCAGCGCTAGCTTTGGCTACTGCTGGTGTTATCGGTTTTGGTGCGTATCAGATTTACAAGGCAATGGCTAAAGACCCGAATACCGGGCAAATGGTTCAGACGGTAAAGGTTGTTGATACAACTAAGTCTACGGATTCTCAAAATGCTGATCCGGTTGTCCTTACTAAAGCGGATTTATTAAATTCAACCTCAGTTAGTAATGTTAATAAGACTGTTTCGGCTGGAAAAGTAACTCTCGTTAAGTATATGGACCCGTCTTGTAATGTGGCTACAGATCCTCCGTGTGCTAACAATCCGGTTTCTCCGCCGTCGAGGTATTTTTATAGGGTGGATGCCCATTATTACGGCTATCCATTTAATACAGCGTCGGAATTGCTGTATATCATATTCGCGATTCAGTCGGGCGATGTTAATACTACGTATTCTTGGCTTGTTCCTCCTACTCTCGATTCAAATGGTAATCTTACAAGCGCGACGGGTACGTATAAGTTGGTTTATCCGCAAAAGGATCAAAACGGGAATTACACTGGGACTTACGGAACTACGACCGGACCGGCTAATTTTTCTGTTCGTACGGATGCGCGTAGTGTGGGTGTTTATTACGGTGTGAGTTTGGGTGATGCTTTGGATCAGCTTCCTGCAGCTGCGCAGAGTGCCGTGATGACGACTGATGCTATGGCGGATATTGTCTCGCAGGCGATGATTAAGGCTGCGGCCGATCCTGCATATCAGGGATTGCCGTACTCTGTAACTGCTCCTGTGACTGGTGCCGATGTGGCGGCATGGCAGGCTGATGCTTCTTCGGGTAGGACATTGCCTATGACGACGTTTGAGGCTGCTGTCGAGCCGGCCGGGGCCACGTCGGTGACTATCGCTCCAACGGTGACGGCTGCCAATCCCTACGCCGTTGATACTAGTGTCCTGGCTGCGCCTTCTAACGTGAACGTGATAAATGTTCCTAATGTGAACGTGATAAATAAGGTGTCTGTCGATCTTGGGGCCGATCCCGGAATTACCTCGCTTAATTTGGAGTCTACGCCTACTGCGACTACGATTTTTAAGCCGGTGATGGATTCGGTAAAATCGTTGGCGGTTTATACGGTGCCTAGTCATCCGTCGGAATGTCCTAAGCCAACATTTCAAATATTCGATAAGTCTATTTTGATGGACGGGCATTGTAACTTGCTGGATTCGATTAAGCCGACGTTGTTTTCTGTCATGGCTGCTGTTTGGATTGTTGTCGGCATTATTATCATTCTCGGTGCGTAAGGGGTTGCTATGTTTGGAATTCTCGTTTCTGCCGGGATGCGTTTGCTTGGTAGTTTTTTGACCTCGGCAATTATCAAGTTCGTTGTTTATTTCGCCTTGTTGTTTGTCGTGAATGAGTTTTTCCAGCTGATTAGTAACTTGATGCCGCAATCTGGACAGGTGAATTTAGCGTTGGGCGGTATTCCGGGCTCCGTGTGGTATTTCCTCGATTTGTTCAATGTGAGCGCTGGTCTGTCGGCTATTTTTTCGGCGTACACGACTCGCTTTCTTATCCGTCGTCTCCCTGTGATTGGTTGAGCTATGCCACTTAATGTGTACACGGGCCTGATGCGCTCCGGGAAAAGTTATGAGGTGGTGTCGGAAGTGATCGTTCCGGCGATCCGCGTCGGCCGTCGTGTCGTTACTAACGTGGACGGCATCAGTGAGGAAAAGATTCACGAGTACCTCAAGCGCAAGAATCCAGGCGACGACGAAACGAAGTATGGGAAGGTCGTTCATGTCACGAATGCTCAGGTGTTCGATGACAAGTTCTTTCCCTACTACGACGACGAGAAAAACGCCCACATCGATACGACTGTGCAGCCGGGCGACTTGGTGGCGATCGATGAGGCGTGGCGATTCTGGGGCAAGGGGATGAAGATCAAGAAGAATCACCAGTCATTCATACTGGAGCACGGTCATTTCACCCATCCCGTCACCAACGTGGCCTGCGATATCGTCTTGATGATTCAGGACATGGGCACCTTGCATACCTTCCTTCGTAACGTTATCGCCTTCTCGTTCAGGACCAATAAGAAAGTCGCCTTGGGGCTGGCGAAGGTCTACAGCCTGAACATGTGGGAAGGGAAGTCCCTCACCAAGGGCAACCATATCGGCCAGTGGACGCGCAAGTACAACCCTGAGATTTTCCCGCTCTACTCCAGTTTTAAGGGCGGTGCCGAAGGTGTCATGGTGAATGTTGACAAGCGGCAGAACGTTTTTCGCAACTGGAAAGTGTGGCTCCCGTTCGCGCTCTGCTTCGTGGTGATCGGCGTTGCCGTGCCCAAGGTCTATCACTTCTTCCATCCTGTTGACTCGAAACCCGTGCAGAGGCCATCAGAAGCCGCTACAGGCGCTTCAAGCGCTGCCGGTGGTGCGGTCGGGCAGACTCAGGCGAGCACTGCCTCCAAGCCCCTGTTTTCTGATGCGTGGCGCATCTGTGGCTCGTTTTATGCCCAGTCGCAAACGTGGGTCGTGGTGTGCAATGCGCAGGGCGCTACCCGTGTCGAGTCTCCCTCGATGTTCCATAACGCGGGCTTGGCTCAGATTGGCGAGATCGATGGTGCAAAGGTAACGATGTGGAGCGGCCCGGCCATTCCGAAGCAATCGGCGCTGGCTGCGCCTGCTCAATCGGCTACGTCTGGTGCGCTCGGGGAGATTCGTAAATGAAAAAGTTTGTTTTGGTGCTGTGTCTGGTGTTGTCCTTCTCGGCCGGCGCCGCCGACAAGTCGGCCAAGGTGGTTGCTGATGGGCCGCGTTTTAGCTTCATGGGTATCAACGTTAGCCAGGTCGTGCAACTGATCTACGGTGAGGCGTTGAAAGATGCCTTCGTCATCGAACCGGATGTGTTGAGCGATCAGCGTTCGGTGTCGTTCCGCTACGATCCGTCGGCCGGCGAGCTGCGACCGTTTATCACCGCTTTCTTCGATTCGCTTGGCCTGCAGGTGGTTCGGCGCAATGGTGTTGATTTCGTTGGTAAGAAGCCGCCACCGGCACAGAAGCCGCCCGAGGTGCGCGACGTGTTCGTATACCGTCCTCGCTTTCGGGATGGCTCGTATCTGGTGGATTTGCTCGCGCCGTTGTTCAAGGGCGAGTTCACTGCGCGTCGCGCCGTCCATACCGGGCCCGATGACAAAAGTCCGCAGGTGGCGGCGCCGGCTGGATCCGCCGCGGCGACCATTGACCGCAAGAGTGACACGTTGGTGTTTGCCGGCCCCGCGGCTGAAATCACCATGCTGAAAAAGATGCTGGCTCAAGTCGATACGCCCGGCGGTGATGTCGTCGTGCGCGGTGTGCTGTATGAGGTCCAGACAGGCAGTAACGAGGGGACCGGATTTTCTCTAGCGTTGAGTCTCTTGGGCGGCAAGCTCGGCGTGAAAGTCGGCGCCGGCCCGCTCCAGGGCAATGTCGTGTCGTTCTCCAGCGGCACAATCGATGCGGCCGTGTCGGCGTTGGCTGATGACAGCCGGTTTACCGTTCGCTCTACGCCTACTCTGCGCGTGGCGTCAGGCGAGAACGGGCGGTTCACGGTGGGCGAGGACGTGCCTGTGTTGGGTGCTGTGACGTATACCGGCGCTACGGGTGCGCCTGTGCAGTCGGTCGAGTACCGGTCTTCGGGCGTCATCTTCGATCTGTACCCGGTCCTACATGCCGACACGGTCGATTTGACGGTGATGCAGCAGGTATCGAATTTCAGCGTTACGCAGACTGGCGTGAACAATTCCCCGACCTTGAGCAAGCGTGAGTTGAAAACCTCCCTGACCGTCTCCGATGGTGAGTTAATCGTGATTGGCGGGTTGGCCGACAGCAAGGAGACGGATACGCATTCCGGGTTGTCGTTCCTGCCGGCTTTCATGCATACCAAGTCCAAGGGCAAGAGTCACACCGAGATTCTGTTGATTCTGCAATTACAGAGGGTGTAGTGATGGGGCAGTTGCGTTGTTGGTTTGGCTGTACAAGCGGCCCCGACTTGACGGGGCAAAATCTTTGGGGGCATGTCGAGGCCGGCGGTGGATTTTGAAGTAAATGCCTCCGAAGTAGTGGGGCCAGCTGGCGGGCAACCCGCCTTAGTTTCCAAAGTTTTAGCGGGCAGTCCGTTGGCGCGTTTGTTGCCGTGCTGTGGCACGTTGGCCACCGGCGCCCACTTACAGACCGCCGTTGAGTGTTTGCGTCATGGCGGCGTTTCTGGTGGGCCTGAGACGCAATAAAGGGCTGGCGCGATACGCACGCCCCCGCCCGCAGGAACGAGGACGGGGGCGAGCGAAGCGAGCCCTAAACTTGTATCAGGGACACTTAACGTATAGCTCTACGGAAACGAAGCCGTAGGACGAAAAAAAGACCGGTAAGGGCGGCAACCCTTCCGGTCCTTCGATTAACTGAGTAGGCAGGTAACCGAATGAACGAATTAGAAATGGAAGCGGCCGTTTCGTCAATCGATTTTAGTGACGATCACACAAATGCGGCGCGCAAACCGGACTGGTGGAGTGATGACGGGGTACGGAATAGCTGGCAAGACTTCTATGTGGCCCGTAGGCGTGTTTTTCCTGATGGGCAGTGTGAAGTAGTCGTATCGCACGAACGAAGCTTTCAGGGGGCTGCGATCACGCCGAAAGCCCGTGTAAAGCGTGGAGAGTCGGAGAACCGCGAGGCGAACGACGATGACGCCGGCCGACGCGCGAAGAAGAATGTGCGGCATCGTTGCAAGACCATTGGGGCGGATCGCATGGTTACGTTGACCTATCGAGAGAACATGATTGATCGCGAACGGGCGTTGAAACATTGGGACCTGTTCCGTCGGCGCCTGGGCAAAGTCAAACATTTTCACTATGTGGCCGTTATCGAAGAGCAAGAGCGTGGCGCATTGCATTTTCACGTGGCTGTACAGGGCCGCCAGAACTATGCGTTGCTGCGCTCGATATGGCAGTCGGTGCTGGGAAAGGATGCTGATGGTCGACAGCTGGGCCAAGTCAACGTGCGCGATCCGCATCGCTTTGGCTTCGGCAACAAGGGGGCGCACAAGCTTGCTAGCTACATTGCAAAGTACTGCGGAAAGGAAATGAACTCGCGCGATCTGAACCAGAAGCGGTATTTCTCCTCGAAAGGAATTCCTGTCCCGGAGGTGCAGTTCTGGAGATTGCACGGTGTGACCAACATGCTGGACGCCGCTAGGGCTGCTTTTGATGCGCTGACGGGCCACTCTCTGGCGGGGTTGCAGACATGGTGTAACAACGGGCTCGGGGTGGTGTACTTGGCGACGGAACCGGGGTTCTTATCTGACCGGGAAGTCTGCCCCTTCTGAACGGCTCTAGGATTAACCGTCACTTGTGACGTCGATAAAGATACTTCCCGTTACATGTGACACATAATATAATCTTACTTGCTCTGGGGAAATATGGTAAGTTTTGCATCCATGTCAAATCAGGAAAAACAGGTAGAAGGCGTTCCAGCGCCTACCACTCGTCGAGGTAGGCCACCTACAGGAAGGGCGAAGTCCGGGGCCGAGCGGCAGCGCTTATATCGTGAGCGTAAGGCCAATGAGGGTAAAGAGGAGTTGCCTCCGATTTGGCTTGCTTCTGACGTGATGGCTGCTTTGAAGAGATATGTTAATAGGCAAAATTCTGATATAGGTTCCGAAACTGTTACCTTGGGCGACTGTATTGAGCGTTTTTTGCGGGATCGGTTGTTAAGAAAGCGGTGACGTTGTTTTTGCGCAGTCCGGGCTTTATTTTTCAACCGTTAAAAGTCTTGTCGGATCGGAGGGGGCTGTCCGTTTTGATAGGGTTAGGTGAACGTATGCAGTTGGTATTAGTTGGCGATGGTAACGTGTCGAAAACATGGAATGATGCGGTTGAGCGATGGTTGACTGAGAAAGCTCATAAAGCGTCCTTGCATTCGGATAAGTGCATTATTCGGTGGCTTGATAAGCATTTGGATGGTTTGCCGTTAGAGCGAATCACCCGGCCAGTGGTGGATGCTATTGCGCTTAAAAAGGTTGCGACTGGTGCCGCGAATGGGACGGTTAATAGAACGCTGGCATTGCTGCGTTCGATATTAAATCGTGCGTCGTCAGAATGGGAATGGGTCTCTACGGTCCCAAAGGTTCGGTTACTTAAGGAGCCGGTGCGACGCGTACGTTTTCTTACGCCGCAACAAGCCGAATCTCTGTTGCGCGAGCTTCCGCAGCATCTATCCGAGATGGCGGCATTTTCGCTTGCTACGGGACTGCGTAAATCGAATGTTCGCGGTTTGCTTTGGTCGCAGGTGGATTTGTCGAGACGGTTGGCGTGGATTCATCCGGATCAATCAAAATCGCGTCGTGCTATTGCGGTTCCGCTCAATGATGACGCGATGAGAATCATTACATTACAGATTGGCAGGCACTCGACATTTGTTTTTACGTATAACGGTGCGCCGGTCGCGGAGGTAACGACTGCTGCGTGGTATAAGGCGCTTAAACGTTGTGGGATCGACGATTTTCGCTGGCATGATTTGCGTCACACATGGGCAAGTTGGCATGTCCAGAACGGTACGCCGTTGAATGTCTTGCAAGAGCTTGGAGGTTGGGAGAGTGTGCAAATGGTGCGCCGATATGCGCACTTCTCCGCAGGACATCTTGCAAGCTATGTTGGCAACTTGCCGTGTATTGTCCGGGCGTAAATGTAGTGTTGCTATCATTCTGGTGGGGCGAGACCGGGCGGATAAGTATCTCTAACAAAACTATCTACTTGCCTTCGGAACAACAAGGGCCGTACACTGAGCTCAACGGCCGGGTTCGGCCAACAGCAGTCATTCACCAAAACCGCCACAATTGATAAATTGGAGCCGTAATGCCAGCTGGAGCGATATCGTTTTTGGCCGTGATACTGATTCCGACGATCATAGCGGCCTCATTCGCGTTATGTCTGGGCCCACATGTCCACGGCGTAACGCGGAAGTTTTTCATCGTGCTTTTGTACCTGATTCCGTGGAATTGGGGCTCATCGTTTGGTTGGAATCGCAAACCATCGAGACGAGAAACTTTCTTTATCGTCTGGTTTATCGCATTCATCATTACGTTGCTAGTGTTGCAATAACTCATTGACCGGACGCAAGTGAATCGTACGTTGCACGGTGAGCTCCGCGCTGATAGCACCGAACTGCGTTTGCGAAGGGCTGCTTTGGGTCGGCAGCAGCCTGTCGTGACAGTCCGCGACTTTTCCGGCTCGGCAACCTGCTATGCTGAGCCGAACGGCTAGGCCAGCCACGAGTGGTATTCGACAAAAATTTTCTGGAGAACTATGTGTTAGGTCGCGTATTCCCGAATTGGAAGAGACTGGTTCTCTGCGTTGCGATGCTGGTCGGCGGCTTCTTTGTAGGTGAAGCATATCGTGGTGCCATTGAGAACGAGAGACTGGAAGCGTTGATGAGCGTTTCCGAGCGGAGTTTGGAGGTTTCGACACTCGACGGGGCATCGATGTTATTGATGGCTATGAAGAGTTACTCACCCGACTGTGCAAGGTCAATGGTTCAGATAAGGCTCGAACAGGGCATTATTCGCGCGCGGGCAAGCATCATTCCTGGTCATATGGACGTCGACCTCGACAAAGCAATTAAGCGAGCAATCAAGGCACTCCAGCAGAAAGACAAGTCAGGGTTGGACTTTTCCAGAGGATGCACTGTTCCGTACAAATGAGTGTCCCACCACGGTATTAACCACCGCCTGTTGGGCCGGATGCCGCCGATCGTGACCGTCCATAACTTTCCAACTCGGCGCCCATCATGCTGACTCAAACGGCTGAGATCGGCCAGAAGCGGCCTTTCAGAAAAAAATTAATTGGTCCAAAGACTTGGTTTTCGTTTTTGAAATCGCAACCCACAAGTTAGGTATTTAATGAGAATTCTGAAGTCGTCAATAGCGTTTCTTTTCTCCGTCTCCGTTTCTGGTTGCATGACTACTCAAACTGCGCCAACCGTCGCCGCAAGAGTAGATGGTTCGTGTTCAGCGTCTCCGGGCGGTACCTGCTACGCAGGGCCAGGTGGCCCAATGTATGCAGGACCCGGGGGGCCAATGTACGCAGGACCTGGCGGTGCCATGTACGCAGGGCCTGGCGGCCCGCTATATGCAGGCCCAGGTGGTGCCAGAGACTCAGGGCCGGGTGGAGTTGCCTATGCGGGGCCCGGTGGCGCTTGTTATGCGGGCCCTGGCGGGGCTTGTCATGCCACGAATGAGGCAAGCAAACAGTGCCCCGCAATTTGCAAACCTGCGGCATCAGCAGCCCCGTGACCAATTAACACGACAGGTCGCTGGTTAGCACGGACGCTGCCGTGCATTAGTGCCGAGCGAAAGTCCGGTAAGGGTCGATTTCTGCCAGTCGTGACCGTTCGTGACTTTTTCGCTTCGGCAACCTGTTATGCTGAGCCGAACGGCCGAGAACGGCAAAAAGCGGCCTGTCAATTCCACGCGTTAACGCCGCCTCATCTTTATAAAAACTTTCTACTTTAATACTTAACCTCCG